GTCGCCGACGAGCTGCGCGACCTGCGCGTCCAGTTCGGGCTGCGGCCCTACATGGTCCACGTCGTGCGCACCCGCTGGTCGGGCGGGCGCCGCGGCGTGGGGCAGGAGGTCGTGGTGTCGGACACGGCCATCCTGCCGACGCCGCTCATCTCGGACCTGACGGGGCTCGGGCTGACGGTCACGCCGGCGGCGCTCGACGAGGTCGGGCAGATCACGCTCTCGGAGGTGTCGGGCGCCTACACCGAGGACCAGCTGCTCGGGTGGTCGGACGCCGGGGAGCGCCCGGGCCCGGACGAGCAGGTGTTCTACGAGGTCGAGTTTCTGCTGCCCGGCGGAGGCCCCGGCGAACGCCGGCGGTTCTCGACGCGGTCGGCTCCCTACTACCAGGCCGACAGGTTCCAGTGGGTGATGACCCTCGCGAGGGCGTCCGACGCGCGCTCGCGGACCGGGGAGCTTCGTTGATGGCCGTCATCCGCATGACGCTCGGCAGATACGTAGCGTACCGGCAGCGGATCGCCGAGCGGTTCCTGCCGGCGGCGATGCGCGGCGCGCTGTCGGCGGCGATGCGCGGGCGCGTCGTCGTCGAGCGGCTGACCCGCGAGGCGCCGGCGGCGAACCCCGCCGGGGTCGGTTCGGGCGGCGCCGTGGACACCGGCGCCTTCCTCCGCGCGTGGAAAGCGGAAGCCACGCAGGACGGCGCGCGCCTCTACAACGACGCCCCGCACGCCCCGATCGTCGAGCGCGGCCGGCGGGCCGGCGCGGCGATGCCGCCGCCCGACGCGATCGCGCGCTGGGTCAGGCGCCGGCTCGGCGTGTCCGAATCCGAGGCGCGGTCGGTCGCGTTCGTCGTCGCGCGCGCGATCGCGACCCGCGGCCTCGTCGGGCGGAAGATCGCCGAGCGCGCCGCGCCCGAGATCGCCAAGCTCGCCGTCGACGAAATCCGCCGCGAACTCGACCTGGAGATGCTCGCCGGATGAGCGTGCGCTTCCCCAACGCCCGCCGGGTCGAGCCCGACTTCTCGAGGGCGGCCGAGCCGCCGGCGCCGGCGTCCGCCGTCGCGCTGATCGCCGACCCGCGCACGCAGCAGGTGCTGACGTCGCGCCGCGACACCGACGCGCACACGGCTCTCGTCCGCGGCCTGGCCGAGTACGTGGCCGGCCTGTCGATCGACTGGGGCGGCCGGGACGTCCGCTTCGCCGCCGTCGTCGAGAACTACGCCGAGCCCGAGGACGGAGCCGACTACCCGCGCGCCGCCGTCTACGGCGAGGGGCAGGGGACCTACGACGCCTCGCGGTTCACGCCGCGGCCGGCGCGCGCGGACCTGATCTCGCCGATCGACGACCCCGGCGTCTACCTCGTCACCCGCTCGGAGTACAGGCTGACGCTGCTACTGGAAGCGTGGGCGACCGACAAGGAGGAGCGCGCGGCGCTGCGCGCCATGCTCGAGGACGCCCTGTCCCCGGTCGAGTTCATGTACGGCGCGCGCCTGGTGCTGCCCCACTACCACGGCATGCACGCCGACTACGAGCTGCTCACCGGGCAGAACCAGGACGACGACGCGACCGCGATCCACCGCTGGAGGCGCGCCACCCTGCGCGTCGCCGCCCAGGTCCCGGTCGTGCGCCCGGTCTCGCTGCCGCTGCTCGAGGTGCGCGCGGACGTGCAGGTCGAAGCGGGGGAGTGCTAGGATGGGGACCGCGATGCGTACCTGGAGCTGGCACGAGGACGAGGCGCTGCGGCGGCTCTATCCGGCGGCGCCCTGGGCCGAGATCGCCGAGGCCCTTCCCGGGCGCGGCCGCGGCGCCGTCTACCACCGCGCCCACAAGTTGGGGCTCCGGCGCGAACTGCGCGAACTGAGCGACGAGACGCGGGCGATGTTCGCGGCGCGCGCGGCGACGGGCACGATCCGGCGTGGCAAGCACAAGCACCCGGTCGTCTCGCGCGACGGCGTCGACGGGAAGGTCTGCTCGTCGTGCGGCGCGTGGAAGCCGCTCGCGAAGTATGGACGCCAACCCGACATGGCCGGCGGCGTGCGCGCCATCTGTTCGACGTGCGAAGGTCGCGACGCCTACGCGAAATACCGCGAACGGTGCATCGCCGTCGTGCGGGCGTACCAGAAACGCCACCCGGACGAGCACCGGATGCGCAAGCGCGCGGCGGACCGCCGGCGCCACGGTCGCGCCGTCGTCGGCCCCGGCGTGACGACCGCGCAACTCCGCCGGATGATCGCCGTGTACGACGGGAAGTGCGTCTACTGCGGCGCCGACGCCGACACGATCGATCACGTGCTGCCGCTGTCGCGCGGTGGGCTGCACGAGATCGACAACCTCGTTCCTGCGTGCTCGTCGTGTAACTTCGAGAAGCACGACAAAACGCCGATGGAGTGGTTCTCGCACAGAGGAGGTATCCCGTGCCGGGCTTCGTGAGAAGGTTCGGATCATTCCCCGGCGCCGAAGTCCTGGCGCAGATCGAGGGCGTCGCGATCATCGACCTGCCGCCGCCGGGCGCGATCGAGGGCGTCGGCGTCGGCGTCGCGTGCCTGGTCGGCGAGTTCCCGGACGTGAGCTTCGGGGTCGACATCAGCGCCACCGGCGTCGTCACGACCAAAGGTCACCCCGTCGAGCTGTTCTCGACGCAGGACATGCTCGAGAAGGTCGGCGGCTTCGACAAGTCGATCGGTAAGTTCGGCTCGGACATGGGCAACGGCTTCGTCGAGCTGCGCAACAAGAAGTTCTCGCGGCTGGTCGTCGTCCCGATCAACCTGGCGTCGGCGCACGGCTACCGCGTGTTCCGCAAGCTGCCGGGCGCGACGTCGGCGACCAACGCCACGCCGGTCGTTCCCGTCGTGGGCGCCGTCGTCGAGGCGGGCCGCGAATTCAAGCGGGCGTCGACGGGCGCCCGCGTCAACAACGCCCAGCGCGTCGTATTCGACGACGAGGTCGCGTTCACGTCCGGCGTCGACGGCTCGACGGTGGCCGCCGCGCCGGCGGGCACGCAGGTGTTCTCGTCGCCTGGCTCGAACTTCGCCACCGTCGCCCGCCCCGACGGGACCGTGGGCGTCAAGAAGGGCGACATCCTGGTACTCGACGTCATCGGCGCCAACGCCAACGCCGACACCTACCGCGTGTTCGCGGACGCCTCGAGCGGTTCCCCGACCGACCTCACCGTCGAGCGCATGAACGGCACCGGGTTCGCGTTCCTGACGCTCGCGGCCCGGCCGTGGCGCATCCACCGCGGCGCCGTCGCGGACTCGGGCCCGATCAACTCGATCGGCGAGGCGGCCGGCTACCGCGTCCCCGCGCGGCCGCTCGACGCCACCATCCCGGTGGACATCGACCTGGTGCCGAGCGTGACGCCTCCGGCGCTCACGGCGACGACGGCCGACCCGCTCTCGGGGCTCGCCGCGCGCACCGACCCGACGACCGGGCTCGCGTTCGACGCGAACGTGCAGGCCCCGAACGCGGCGAACCACGCCTCGATCGACGCGCTCTACGACCTGGCGATCGACTCGCTGCTGACCGAGGAGCTACCGGCGCGCGACGTCAACATCCTGTGGGCGGCGCGGAAGTCGAACACGATCCGCTCCAAGCTCAAGTCGCACGTGCTCGCGTCGTCGGGCGTGGGACGCGGCCGGACCGCGATCGCGTCGCCCGAACTCGACGAGCTGCTGCTGGCGACGGTCACGGGCGACGCCGCCCCGGGCGTCGGCGCGAACCGCGCCGAGCGCGTCGACTACTCGTGGCCGGGCGTGCTGACGTTCGTACCCGAGGCCAGCGGCATCTCGATCGGGACGGCCGACGGCATGACCACCGAGGACGGCATCCTCGACGTGTCAGGCGACGGCTGGCTCGCCGCCGTGCTGTCGAACCTCGCGCCCGAGCGGAACCCCGGCCAGGCCCGCGACCCGGTCGCCACCGTGCTCGCCCCGATCCTCGGGATCCAGCGCGGCGTGTCCGACCTGGGGATCAACGAGTACATCCTGCTCCGGCAGCGCGGGATCTGCGGCCTGCGCATCGACCGGCGGGTCGGCCCGATCTTCCAGTCGGGCGTCACGACGTCCCTCACGTCGGGGGAGAAGAACATCAACCGGCGCCGGTTCGCGGACTTCATCCAGGACTCGCTCGCCGAGCGGCTCGTGTTCTACTCGAAGCTGCCGGTCACTAACGCCCTGCGCGACGAGGTCCAGGCCGAGCACGAGGCGTTCGGCGACGAGCTGCTGTCGGAGAATAACCCGGCGGCGCAGCGCATCCGCGCGTTCCAGATCGACGTGAAGTCGGGCAACACGCCGGCGCTCGAGAAGCGCGGGATCTTCGTCGTCATCTCGCGCTGGGAGATGATCCCGACCGCGGACGTCATCGTCGCTCAGACCGAGATCGGGCTCGGCGTGCTGAACGTCGAAGCGGCGTAGCCGATGGCGAAGGCGGCGATCAGGAACATCGCGGGCGTGCCGATCACGCTGCCGGCCCCGCTCAGCCGGCTGCTCGCCCCGGGCCGCACCGCCGTCGTCGACATGACCGCCGCCGAGGCGATCGACGCGCTGGGCGGAGCCGAGAACGTCGAGTCGATCCTCCAGGTCGACGACGTCCCCGACGCCAACCCGGTCGACCTCGCCGAGTCGCCGGACGGCGTCGCCGAGCCGCGCGCCGGCTTCGTACTCCGGCCCGGCGGGACCCCGGGCCTGAACGTCTACGACGACTGGCCGTCACTCATGGCGGCCGTCGCCGCGGTCGACGGGCCGAAGTCGGTGCTCCTCGACTTCGGGCTGCTGCCGCCGCTCACGTTCTTCGAGCCGCCGCTCGGGACCTGGGACATGGACGGCGTCGTGCTCGAGGGCGCGGGCCAGCCGTTCGCCACCATCCTCGCGCTCCACGACGGCGTCGTCTTCGCCAACTTCCGGGCGGCGCGGAACATAGCCTTCGCGTGGGACAACACCACGGCGCCGATCAACGACGACGTCGCCGACGGCGACCGGCTCGACTTCGACAACTGCGTGTTCATCGGGCTATCGAACACCGAGCCGTTCTTCGACGTCGCCGGCGTCGTCCCGGTCGCCGGCGTCCTGGCGCGGCTGCGGTTCACGCTCGTCAACAGCTTCTTCGCGGCGCCGTGGCTCAGGACCGACAGCGACCTGACGATCGCGATCCACGAGGGCACCCGGCTCGGCGACGCCATCGTTGGCCCCGCGTCGGGGCAGACGGTCAGCATCGACCTGCTCGACAGCGGCGGGTACTTCGAGGCCGACCAGACCGGGTTCGGCGGGACGATCGCGCCGCTCACCTTCGGGCTGTGGTACGTGGAGCCGACGTCGGTGGCGATCGGCCCGTTCTCGGCGGCGACGCTCGACATCCCGTCGAAGCTGCTGCGCTACGACGCCAGCGCCGGGACGATCACGCAGCCGCTACCGTCGGCGGCGGGCCGCAAGTCGCGCACGCTCGTCGTCGTCGAGACCAGCGGCCTGGGCGACGTCGAGCTAGACCCCTTCCCCGGCCAGACGGTCGACGGCAGCACGGCCACGTTCCCGGTCCGCGGCGCCGGCGCGATCCTCGTCGCCGACGGCTCGAGCGACTGGGCGGTCGTCGGCTACCTGCTGCGCAAGGCGCTGCCGACCGGCTACATCGAGCGGCTGCCCGTCCAGGCGCTCAGCGCCGGCGACACGGTCCGCGTCCACGCCGGGCGCTGCCGCGACTCGACCGACCGCAGCGACATCGTGCTGACCGCGTCGCTCGACCCGGACGTCACGACGTCGGGCGCCAACGGCCTGGACACCGGCGTCGTCGCCAACGACACCTGGTATTTCGTCTACGTCATCGCGGACTCGACCGGGGTCAACCCGGTCGCGGCGCTGTTCTCGACGAGCTACGCCGCGCCGACGCTGCCGTCCGGCTACGACCGCTTCCGCCGGATCGGGTCGGCCCGGCGCGGCACGGGCGCGTTCGTCCCGTTCACGCAGGGCCCCGTCATCCAGGCGCCGTTCACCGCCGGCGAGGGCAACCTCGGCTCCGTCCGCTGGGTCCACTACCTCGACGACGAGGCCAACCGTCAGGTGCTCGCCGCCGGCGCCGCGGTCGTCGATACCAACATCGACCTGAGCGACGTCGTGCCGTTCGACACGGCCGTCGGCGCGGTCACGTTCGTCGCGCGCTTCGACCTGCGGGCCGCCGTCCAGGACGCCAGCTTCGCGTCTGGATTGCCCAGCAACCCGTCCGTCGCGCCGGAGCTGACCGTCCTGGCCGGCAACCAGGTCGTCGCCGACCTGCTCACTAACGGCGTCCCGCAGCTGCGGTACATCAACGCCGGCGTCGGCGGGATAACCGACGTGTTCTGCCTGGGCTACCAGGAGGTGCTGTAGTGCAGACGCTGCGCGCGTTCGCGGTCCAGGTCCTCGTCGATGGCGGGGCCCAGCCGGCGGCCGCCCAGGCCGCGGTCGACGCCAGGCTCGACGACCTCGCCGCCGTCGCCCGGGAAGCGGTCCAGGCGAACTACCTGCGCGGGGACGACGTTCACGACGCCGTCCGCGCGTGGGTCGTCGCTAACCTGTAGGCCCCCGCTTGACGGCGCCGGCCCGGCCGCGCTAGCCTCGGATCGTCCCCGGGGGAGTCGGCTCCCCCGGTCGCTTCACCGCCGGCGGGCGGGATAGGGCGTGCGGGTCCCCCACCGGGGCCGCGCGCCCTTCGTCGTTTTCAGGAGGCAAGCACATGGCGCAGAGGATCAAGGGCCAGGAAGTCGAGATGATCTTCGTCATCGACGGCGAGCCCGTCGACAACACGACCGACATCCGGTCCATGGAGATCGCCGCGCAGATGGAGATCCTGCGCGAGGGATACCTGGGCGAGACGACCGACCGGCGCGACGACATCTACCGCGGCGTGCGCGGCCGGGCGGAACTCCACTTCGAGAACCCCGAGGTGATCACGCTGTTCCGCGCGATCATCGACCGCGCGCGCCGGCGCGAGCCGGGGACGCGCATCGCGATGAAGGCGACGCTCAACTTCCCCAGCGGCGAGCGCGCGCTCATCACCATCCCGCAGGTGTTCTTCGGCGAGCTGCCGATCGCGTTCGGCAGCCGGTCGGACTACGGCATGGTGAGCCTCGACTTCGAGGCCGAGGACTTCCGGCTGTCGGCCGCGTGATCCACCAGGAGGGCTGAACCATGACCGCGAGAGCGACCGCCGAGAGCGGCGACGAGATCGTCAAGCGGGCCGCCGACTTCAAGGCCGGGCAGGTCCGCGAGCTGTACGTCTACGACGTCCCCGCCGACATGGCCGAGCAGGCGCGCGGCATCCGCAGCATCGCGCTGCGCCTGCTGACGCCGCGCGAAATGCAGATGGTCTACAAGCGCTGCGGGGACGACCCCATGAAGATGACCGACGAGCTGGCGAAGGCGGCGATCGCCGAGGTCAACGACGAGCCCGTCCGGCTCGACGACGGCTCGGCCGACGAGTGGTGGAACCGGATGCACCCGGCGGTGCGGCAGCTCGTGCAGTCCGGGTACGTGGACCTACACGCCGCGCCGGCGGAAGCCACCCGCAGTTTTCTGGCGAGCCGGCGCGTGAAGGTGTAGGCGCGGCCAGCCAGGTCGTCGACCCGTCCGCCTACGCGCTGGCCGTCGCCCAGGAGTTCCCGGAGTTCGAGGTGAACCTGTACAAGCTGATCGCGTTCCTGTGCCGGTACGGGCACCAGCCCGCCGCCGAGCTGTGGCACACGCCGATCCGCGACCTGTACGGGCTCGCCGCCGCGGTCGGCGGGCTGATGGCCGACGAGGCCGACGCGATGCGCGAGGGCGCGGCGTCGGGCGGGGGCTAGCCGGTGGCCGACATCACCAACGTCGTGGAGGACCGGATCCAGGTCGTCGACCGGGCGACCGGCCCGCTGCGCGCGATCCAGGGTCAGGCCGGGCGGCTGCGGCAGACGTTCCAGGGGATGGTCGGCTGGGCCGCCCGCATCGGCGGGATCGCGGGCGCGTTCGGGATCGGCAAAGCCGTCGTCGAGACGCAGCAGCTCTACGAGACGATCGAGCGCGTGCAGGCCGTGACCGGCATGGGCGCCGCGCAGGCGCACTCGATGCTCGACGCGCTCGAGTTGTCGGGCGTGTCGCTCGTGTCCTCCGAGCGCCTGCTCATCCGCATGACGAAGTCGGCCGACGTCCTGTCCGGCGCGATGGGCGAGGTCGCTGGCGCCGGCGAGGACTCGGCGCGGTTCTTCAAGCAGGTCGGGATCGACATCAAGGCGGGCCCGCAGCAGATGCTGCTCCAGATGGCCGACGCCGTCCAGCAGCAGAAGGTCGGCGTCACCGATCTCGTCAAGCGGTTCGGGATCCCGATCCGCGAGGCCGGGAAACTGATGGCGGTGCTCCAGCGCGGCCGCGGCGAGATGCAGCGGATGATGGACGAGACGCTGACCGACTCCGACCTGGTCACCGACTCGGCGCTCAAGAGCTTCCTGGAGATGCAGAAGGCGCGCCGCGAGATGTCCGACGCCTGGCAGGAGGTGGTCGGCACGATCTACAAGGCCGTCCTGCCGGCGTTCACCAAGGTGTTCCGCGGGATCAGCGAGCGCATGAAGGAGTGGGCGCCGGCCGCGCAGGCGTTCGGGGAGTTCCTCGCCCGGAACATGGAGACGATCCTCGGGCTCGCGACGTCCCTGTTCAAGCTGATGGTCGCCAACAAGGCGCTCATGCTCGCGACGGGCACCGGCCTGGTCGGGCTCACGAAGAAGATGGGCCGCGGCGCCGTCGCCGCCGCCGCGCTGCCGGCGGCCGCGGGCGGTCCCGGGATCGCGATGGGGCTCATCCAGGGGCTCAAGGGGCTGATGCCGCTCGTCACGGGCCTGCTGAAGCTGTTCCCGCTCGCGGCCCTCGTCCTCGCGATCGGGTCGGCGTTCGAGGGCATGTGGAAGCACTCGGAGGGCGTCCGCAAGGCGGTCGGCAAGCTCGTCGAGAACGTGCTGTCGCTCATGAAGCGGATCGCCGACCTGTTCTCCGGCGACAGCGCGCTGGGGCGCGGGCTCGCGTGGTTCGTGAAGTCGATCGTGTGGGTGCTGAACCTCATCGTCACCGGCTTCCAGCGCATCTTCGACCTCGTCGAGGCGCTGCTAGGCGCGCACGAGGAGCGCGCCAAGGCGTCGGTCGAGCGGATGAAGAAGTTCGGCGCCGAGCGCGAGATGGCGTTCTACAAGATGCGCGAGCTGGCGTCGGCCAAGGTCACGTCGGAGACCAAGAAGCAGGCAGAGACGCTCCTCAAGTCGATCGACGAGCTGTCCGCCAAGGGCTTCGCGCTGCGCAAGCGGGACGTCGAGGCGCTACGCCGCCGGTTCGGGATCGCCGGCAGCGTCCCCGGCGAGCGGCCGACGGTCGTCAACAACCAGGACTTCCGCGGGTCGAAGTTCGAGATCACGCAGGAGTTCGCCGAGGGCTTCGACCCCACGCGGGTCGCGGTCATCATGGCGAACGACCTCGCGGCGCTCGGCGAGCGGCGCCTCCAGTCGGGCCTCGCGCCCGTGTTCGCGGTGAGGTAGCGTGGCGGGCCCGGGCGACATCGTCGGACCGTTCGAGATCGAGGAGCTGACCGGCGACCGGCGCCGGCTCACCCTGTCGGGCCGCGCGCTGCCCTACCGGCCGTACTCGCTCGAGGGCGAGCAGCGCGCGGAGTTCACCTGGTACGCGGGCTCGCCGGTCGCGACGGTCCAGCCGCTGGGGGCCGAGGAGAAGGAGACGACGATCGGCGGCTGGTGGAAAGACCGCTTCATATCGCCGGTCGCCACCGCGCCGGGCGAGCTGCCGCCGTTCCTGCCCGACACCCCGGCGGTCGTCTCCGGTCGGCCGATCGCCAACGTCGTCGAGCTGGTCGCGCTGGTGGACGACATCCGGCGCAAGGGCCAGCTCGTCGAGGTGACGTGGCTGCAGACCGTCAGGCGCGGGCTCGTCGTCGGGTTCCGGCAGACGTGGCACACGCTGCGAGACGTCGAGTACGAGATCCGGTTCCGCTGGTCGTCGCAGGGCGACGAGCGCCAGGTCGCGAACGTCCGCCGCGACGAGGACCTCTCCGACGTCGTCGACCGCGCGGCGGCCGAGGCGCTGCGCCTCGACACGGCGTCGTCGCCGGCGCTGGGCGTCCCCGTCGACCCCGACTTCGCCGCCGAGGTGAACGCCTCGGTCACGCGGATCAAGTCGTCGGCGACCGAGCTGGGAGACGCGCTCGTCGCCATGGTGGACGGCGCGGTGGCCCCGGTCGAGTCGGCCCAGCGCATGCTCGGGCTCGTCGACTTCGTCCAGGCCGAGGCGCAGCGCGTGATCGACGAGGTCTACGCCCGGCCCGACCGCCAGATCGAGGCGACGACGACGCTCGCCGCCGTGGCCGCCATCCCGATCGCGCGGGCGGTCGCGGCGGCGGCCGCGAACCGGCGGCTGGCCAGGCAGGCGCGGCGGAACCGGCACGACGCCGCGCGCGCCCGGCTCCGCGTCGCGCGCGCGGTCGAGCCGGACCTGCTCGCCGTGTTCTTCGCCCGGGCCGACACCGACCTGCGCTCGGTGTCGCGCGACTTCTACGGAACGCCCGACGAGTGGCCGCGCCTGCGCCGCTTCAACGCCCTGCCCGGGTCGCGGCTGCGCGCCGGCCAGCTCGTCCTCGTCCCGCAGAGGAGCCGCTGATGTCGAACCTCGGCGGGTTCTACTACGCGAGCTGCGTCGCCCACCTGACGCTGCGCTTCGACGAGACGCTCGAGGTGCTCGAGGATCGCCCGACGTCGCGCGCGCAGGCTCAGGCGGGCGCGGCGGCGGGCCCGGCCGGGTCCACGTCCCCGGGCGCGTCCGCGGCGACCGGCGCGGGCCTGACCCCGGTGGCGGGCTCGACGGCGGCGGCGGGCCGCCCAGGCCCCGATCGGCAGGCGCCTGCCGACCTGCGCCCGCTCGTGTTCCCGCAGGACGACCCGTACACGCAGATCATGAACCGGGTGCCGATGAGCGGCTCGTTCGAGCTGACGGGCACGCGGCAGGCGTGGACGTTCGACATGGAGTTCGACTTCCGCGACCTGCCGATCGACCCGCGCGTCATCCGCGGCATGGCCGTCGACGTCCACCTCGGCACCGTCGACCCGGACCAGTTCGCGGCCGGGATGGCCGGGCGCCTGTCGTCGTTCGGCCAGCTCCAGTCGATCCTCAGGACGCAGTCGGATTTCACCGGGACCGGCGGCAGGACCCGGCAGATCGTGCTGGGCCTGAACCGGCTGATGACCGGCTCGGCCGACACCTGGCGCGTCGTCCACGGCGACCAGGGCAGCCGCGTCCACGTCCGCGGGCGCGACGTCCGCGGCATCCTCATCGACGCGAAGGTCGACCCGAAGCTCGCCGCCGACCTCGACCTGACCAAGCCCATCGACCGCGTCGTGGCCGACATCCTCGAGCTGCTGCCGGTCGAGAACGACACGTTCCTCACCGTCCGCGCGGACCCGTCCGAGTGGCGCGACGGCCGTATCCCGTCGCCTGGAACGGCCGACGGCCTGACGCGCGTCCGCCGCGGCGCCGCCGGGGACAAGTCCAAGAGCACGCCGGCGTCCGGCAGCGAGGCGAGTTACTGGGACCTCATCACGCAGTACAGCAACCTCGTCGGCGGCATCCCGCACCTGCTGGGCCGCAAGCTGATGATCCGGCCCGCCCACGCCATCCACGAGCGCGTCCTCGGGCGCACCGAGGACGGCCGCGACGTCGAGACGCCGTTCGACGGCGGGGCGCCGCGCCGGGCCGACGGCGAGGAGGTCCGCGTCCGCCGGCTGACCTACGGCCGCGACGTCAAGGAGCTGGAGTTCGAGCGCAAGTTCGCCGGCCAGAACGTCCCGCTCGTCGAGGTCGTGTCGATCGACGACCGCGTGCGCGGCGCCGGCAAGCTCCTGCGCGCGCAGTGGCCCCGGGCCGAGAGCAGGGCGGCGTCGCTCAAGGCCGACACCGAGGTGCTCCGGATCCCGGTCCCCGGCGTGCGCGACCTCGAGCGGCTCGAGGCTATCGCGCAGTCGATCTACGAGGAGGTCGGGCGCGGCGAGATGGGGGGCCGCGCCAAGACCCAGGCGCTCGCGAGCTTCGGCGGGGACAACGCCGACCCCGACATGCTCCGCCTGCGCCCCACCGACGCGATCGAGCTGACCGTCGACGCCCGCGCGCTGTCGTCGCGCGCGCCGGCGATCGCCGACCTCGTGCTCCACGAGCGGCGCGCGTTCGCCGAAGAGGTCGAGGAGGTCGCCGCCCGCATGGGCGACCGCGTCCTGGCGCGAGTCCTCGTCGCGGTGTCGCGCGGCGCCGTCGCCGGGCAACTGTCGTTCTTCGAGGTCAACAACGTGTCGTACTCGTGGGACATCGAGAGCGGCGTGGCGGTCAATTTCGACTTCCAGAACTACGTCGTCTCCAGGCACCGCGACGGCGCGACGACGTCCCCCGTCGATGCCGACCCCAGCGAGCGGCGCGTCCGCAAGAAGGGGCGCAACAAGAAGGTGCCGACCGAGCAGACGCCCAAGTCGGTGGTCGTGGACCCGGCGACCCTGCCGCCCCCATCGCAGATCCAGCTGGGGCTGCCGCGCGAGCAGGCGCGCCGCCAGCGCCGCCGCGAGCTGCGCCGGTCGTTCCTCCAGGCCGGGTTCTCGGCCGAGGACGCCGACCGGCTGCTCGACCGGTGGCAGGGGGAGGCGCCGTAGATGCTGACGGGATCGCGCGCGACCGGCAAGCTCGACGTCAACCGGCTGTCGAAGGCGGTCGAGCGGCCCGGGATCGACCCGCGCGTGTGGGCGTGCCGCGCGGTCGTCACCCGCGTCGTCGCCGACCGCGACCACGGCGTGCTCGTCGACGTCGTCCTGCTGCCGTCCGGGATCGAAGAGACGGCCAAGATCGCGCCGCTCTACGCCGGCGCCGGGTTCGGCCTCTACCTACCTGCCCGGCCCGACGACGAAGTGCTCGTGTGGGCCCCGAACGGTAACCCCGACGACGGGCTCGAGGTCGTCGCGCGGGTATGGGACGGGGCCGACCCGCCCCCGGCCGAGGTCGCCGACCACCCCGACGACGTGCTACTGTTCGTCCGCCCCGGCCAGACGCTGCGCCTCGTCGTGGCCGACGGCGGCGACGTCGTCGTCGACGCGCGCGGGGCCGGCGTCGTCAAGCTCGGCTCGGAGGTCGACGCGGAGCTGCGGCGCGGCGCGCGCGAGGGCGACTCGATCGCGATCGCCGGATCCGACCTCGCGGCGCTCCAGGCGAACCTCGACGGGCGCTACACCGTCGGCGCGGGCGCCCCGCTGTCGGCCGTCGCCGGCGCCATCGACTCGGGCAGCGACAAGGTGAGGGTCAAGTGAGCCACACGCTCGCGCCATACGGGACGTCGCCGTGGGGGACCGGCTCCTACGGATCGGGCTCGTCGACCATCGGGATCGAGAACGCGATCGCGCTCGGGACGAACCGCGTGCTAGTAGCCCTCACGGCCGAGCCCAAGCACGAGGACCCGTTCGCCGCCGGCGACGCGCTCAATCCGCAGACGTGGCAGCTCACGCGGCTCGACACCGGCGACGCGATCGACGTCGTCGCGGTCCGCGAGTTCGACCCGCCGTTCCTGTTCGAACTGGCGACGCTCGACGACCTGGGATCCCACCTAGTTAGCCACCGCGTCGAGTCGTCCACGCTGCTGGCCGCCGCCGGGTTCCTAATCAGCGACCCCAACGAGTTCGACTTCCCGGGCGCGATCGTCACGTTCGACCCGATCGTCGAGACCGACGCGCGCCGGTTCGAGCAGCGCGACATCGCGAACCCGCCGCTGTCGGACCGCGTCGGGGGCTTCGGCGGCACGTTGGTGATGGGCGCGGACGGCGACTACGAGACGGAGTCGGGCGCGGCGCTCGTCAAGAAGCTCGTCATCCGGCGCCTGGTCACGGTGCCCGGCGAGTTCTTCCACCTGCCCGACTACGGCGTGGGCCTGGCCGTCAAGGAACCCGTCCCGGGCGGCGGCATCGTCGCGCTCAAGGCGGCGATCGAGCGGCAGGCGCGGCTCGAGCCCGACGTCGAGGATGCCCGCGCCTCGCTGACCATCGACCGGCGCGGCGTCTTGACCATCCTGCTGCGCGTCCAGCTCGCGCGGACCGGCCAGGAGATCCAGATCGGCTTGAACGCCGACCCGCGCTCCGGCAACGTGGTGGAGCTGTAGGAGGAACCCGGTGCCCGACTTCCCGACGTTCGCCGACTTGTTCCGCACCTGGCGCGACGAGGCGCTGTCGCGCAACCCGAAGCTCACGCTCGACGCCGTCGACCGCGACGGGTCCGACGCCAACATCATCGCGGCATCGAGCGCGGCCGTCGGCGAGGAAGTCGTCGCCCAGCTCGCGGACGTCGCCGAGGGGCTCTACCTCGACTCGGCGCGCGGCAAGAAGCTCGACCGCTACGTGTTCGACCGCTACGGCCTGGTGCGAAAGACTGCCGCCGTCGCCGTCGGCGAGGTCGAGTTCTCGACGACGGCGCCCAACCCGACGTCGTTCACCATCCCGGTCGGGACCGCGCTGCAGACCGCGGACGGCCGGCAGTTCTTCACGACGGCGGCGGCCATCTTCCCGGCCGGTTCGACGGGGCCGATCACCGCGGCGGTCCGCAGCGCTCTCGCGGGCGCCGACCAGAACGCGCGGATCGGCGCCATCACGAACATCGTCTCGACGATTCCCTTGGCGCCGGCCGACCTAGCCGTCACGAACGGGACCGCGACGGCGGGCGCCGCCGACGAGGAGGGCGACGACTCGCTGCGCGACCGCGCGCGGCGGTTCTTCCTGACCGCCAGGAAGGGGACGCTCGCCGCCATCGAGGCCGACGCGCTGTCGGTCCCTGGCATCGTCAGGGCGGTCGCGTTCGACGTCGTGGACGTGTCCGCCCGGCCGACCCGCGTTGTGGAACTCGTCGTCTCCGACCAGTTCACGGACGCGCTCGTCGTCCAGGGGGTGAACCCGCCGGCCTACGAGGCACAGTCTCAGGCGCTCGCGGACAGCATCTTCAACGCGCTGCGGGACACGCGGGCGGGCGGGATCTTCGTCAAGGTCGTCGTCGCGCAGGTGGTGCTCCAGCCCATCATCCTGCAGCTGCGGTTCCAGGCCGGCGTGGACGTGGACCTGGTGACGCTCGTCGCGCGCGGCACGGTACTCGCCTCCGTCAACGACCTCGAACCCGGGGAGACGCTGTCGCGCGCCGCACTCGTCGATAGGCTCCGCGGTGTCGCCGGCCTCCAGATCGTCGGCGACGAGATCGCGAGCCCGCCCGGCGACGTCGTCCCGGCGCCGCTGCAGGTCATCCGCACGTCGCTGTCGCTCGTCCAGGCGGCTGCGCAGTCCGACCAGGACGCCGCGGGCGCGCCCGTGTCGCCCATGCTCGGTGGCGGGGGGCCGTAGGTGTCGACGCCCACCGCGCCGCCGTTCGCGCCGCCCGGCGATCCGGCGTTCCCGCTCGGAGCGTCGGAAAATGACTGCGCGCCGGCGTCGTCGTCGCAGCAGGACTTCCTCGACATGTTCGACCGGATCCTGCCGCCGAGCTACCTCGACCCGCTGCGCTCCGTCGGGCCCGGCTACGAGGTGTTCCAGGCGCTGGCCGAACTCGGGGAGCGGATCTCGCTGGCCGTCGGCCGGCTCGAGTGCGCGCAGTTCATCACGCTGGCGCAGGGCGGCCAGCGCGCGCGGGTGCCGGTCGAGTTCTTCCGCCCCGCGCTGACCGGCTCGGTCACGATCAAGGTCGGCACGATCGTGCGCACCTCGGTCGGCGGCCGGCAGTTCTCGCTCGTCGAAGACGTCGTGTTCGGCCCGGCCGACCTGGTGGTCCCCGGCACGGTCGAGGCGATCGCCGACGGCTACGAGTGGAACGTCGTCGGGCCGGCGACGACCGCCGGCGGCGAGTCGATCCCGGGCGAGATCGACGTCGTCGAGCTGCCGCTCCAGGATCCCCCCTTCGGCGACCCGAGCATCCTCGTCAGGCAGACGGGCGACCCGACGCAGGAGGGCCGCGCGGCCGCGCTCGACGGGCTCGGCGCCGACCGCGACCTGCGCCGGAACCCGGGGGAGGGAGACGTCCGCTACGCCGCGCGCGTCCGCTCGCTGCCCGACACCGTGACGCCCGACGCGATCGTCCGTCAGCTCCACAAGATCCTCGACCCGCTCGGGCTCGCGTTCGACTTCATCGAGACGTTCGAGCTGCGCTACCAGACCTGCTACGACGCGCCCGACGCCCCGATCGCCGGCTCGCCGTTCGCGCCGAACACGTTCACCTACGACGACCCGCGGCCGGAGTTCCCCTTCTTCAACCGCTGGCTAGACGTCGAGGACCAGCACGGCGCCTTCGTCGTCGTCGTCCAGGACCCGCTTCCGATCGAGGAGCACGCGATGGTCTACGACGACCCGGGCGCGGTGCTCGCGGACTTCGCGGGGCGCGCTCACTCGGCCTACGACGTCGACCCCGTGGGCCTGAACCCGGCCGTCATCGAGGGCGCCTACGACGGCACGGACGTCGGGCAGGCGGCGCTGTTCCTGAACCTGTCTAACCTGCTTGAGGAGATCAAGGCGGGCGGTGTTAAAGTCGCCCTGGAGCTGGACACCGTGACCGCGGTCGGACCGTAGGAGGAGAGCCACGTGGCAGACGCACCGTTCGACAGGACCATCATCCAGTTCCGCGAGCGCCCGGTCTCGGTAGACATCAACCAGGCGCAGAGCCAGATCGACCGCGCGCTACGGTTCGTGCTGCAGAACCTCTTCGAGGCGCGCGCGTCCGACCTCACCGACCTGGGTACGGCGGTGTCCGGGTTCATTGGCGACTCGCTGCGCGTGCGCCCGTCGTCGGGCGGCGGGATGAACGTCGACGTGACGCCCGGCGCCGGGTTCCTCCTCGACGGCGTGGACGTGCCGTCCGCGATCGGGGGCGTCGTCGGGCTCGACGACCTATCGCCGTACAAGCCGTCGCTGCTGCTGGCGACTCACACCTTCCCGGTCCCGACGGCGCCCATCGCGCCGGACACGCGCGTGGACATCGTCGAAGTTAAGGTCGACCGGCGCACCGAGAACCCGCAGGTGCGCAACATCTTCAACTCGGTGACGGGCGACTTCGACCCGACGCTGGTGGATAAGACGCTCGCCTTCGCGCTGGACGGCCGCACGGGCTCGGTCGTTGACCCGGCGCCGAGCACGGCCGGGCTCTCGTACAAGGTCGGGATCGCGGGCAACCCGCCGGTCACGCCGGCGGTGACGCCGGGATACGTCAAGATCGCGGAGGTCAACGTCGGCTCGGGCGTCCTCGTCATCCTCCCCACGGACCTAGTCGATCGCCGCAAGCTGCTCGCGGCCGGCAACGTCCAGCCGGTCGCGGCTCAGTTCCGGGTCCAGTTCAACGGCGGCGGCGGCTTGGAAAGCATCACGATGCGCAACGTCCTCGCCCCGCCCGGGATGCACGTCGTCGCGCGCGCAGTCGCGACCCGCGGCGAGGGCGAGGTCACGGTGCTCGGCGGCGAATTCTCGAAGATCGTCGGGTCGCTCGTCGGGCACCCGCCGTCGATCATCGGCGTCGGGCAGATGATCCAGTGCTACCTCCGCGCCCCGCTCGGGATCCCGAGCGTGCTGGGGTTCATCAACGCGGCCGAGCAGGCGGCGCTCCTGTCCGCGCAGGCGTCGCCAAACGTCAGCGTCGGCGTCGGGACCCGCCGCGCGGAGTTCACCTTCCAGTCCAGGTTCCAGTCGGCCGGCGTCACCAACAACACCGACCCGCTGCTCGAGGACCTGGAGATGCACTTCGCCGCATGGGTCGGCTGGTAAGACGCGATGCCTCAGGCGCAGATCACCATCAACGCCGTCGCCGGGTCGAACACCGACCTGCCGATCGACACGCTCGTCTCGCTCGACAACAACAACATCGGCGGCGAGCTGACGTTTAACTGGACGATCCTCGACCAGCCGCCTGGCCCCGCCGACGCGCTCTCGAGCGCGATCATCCAGAACCCGACGTTCACCCCGAAGAAGGAGGGGACCTACCTCATCCGGCTCGTCGTCAACCAGGGCATGGGCGACGAGCAGATCGACGTCGTCGTCGGGGCGGTGCGCCAGGTCAAGACCCGGTTCCGCATCGCCGCCGCCGGCGAGACGATCGAGGCCGACGCCTCCGACGGCTGGGCGACCGACCTGAACGAGATGTGGCGGGCGTTCGACGCCGGGATCGCGCAGTCGGTGTTCGCGACGGTCGGCCGCGCGAGCGTGGCGGGACTGGTCCAGGGCGACGTGCTTAAAGCGGTCAACCTGGCCACGATCAAGGCGGGGTTGCCCGGCGAGGAGCAGGTGCTCGACCTCGACATCGCGCTGGCGACCGTGCCGGCCGACATCGACGACATCCTGTTCGTGCTCGAGCGCGGCGTCGACGGCTCGGTGACCCCGGCGCTAGGGGATCTAATCCAGATCAAGTCGCTCGGCGTGTTCAGCCAGGAGATCCTGGGCACCGCGGTCGTCGGCGACCCGGTGTTCGTCAGCGACGTAGGCAAGCTGTCGCTCACGCCCGGGACGAACACGCGCAAGGTCGGCAGCGTCGTCCAGACCCTGGTCGGACCCGACCGTTTCCGTGCCTTCATCACGGGGGGCCTGCCCGTGCCGCTAGCCGTGGCCGCCCCCGTCGACGTGGACGCCGCCCCGGCGGCCGTCGGGGTGTCGCTGTTCGCCGCGCGCGCCGACCACAAGCACGACGTCCTGGCTGGCGCGCCGACGACGATCCTGCCGGACGACGTCCCGGCGATCGGGGCCGGGCCGGCGCTCGCGCTGGCCGATCACGTCCACGGCATCGTCTCGGCGGCCCCGGCTGACATCGGGATCGCGAACGCCGAGGGGGCAGCGGGCGCGTTCGCGCGTTCGGATCATGTACACCGCGGCCAGCTCCTGCAGGTCATCACGCGGCGGCTCGTCTCGGACATCACGCGGACGCTCTCGACGTTCGCCGCGATCTTCTCCCAGGCGATCACGCTCTCGGCGGGGACCATCCTGGAGATCCAAGCCACCGTGGGCTGGCGGAACACGACGAACGGCACGCAGAACCGCTTGCGCATCACCATCGACGGGACCGTGTTCGAGGGCGTCGCGTCCGACCACGCCGCCAGCCAGCGCCAGGGCGTGGCCGTCCAGGAGCGCGCGTCCGGCCTCGGCGCCGGCGCGCACACGGTCGCGCTCGAGTGGGCGACCTCCGGCGGGACCGCGGCCATCGCGCCGATCACCAACCCCGACACCGAGCACGCGGTCATGATCATCAAGGAGTGGAGGCTCTAGGCGATGGCCGAGACGACGCTCACCTACGACATCGGCGCCGACTTCCAGGACGGCGTCGACACCGACGAGCTGGTGGCCGAAGTTCGCGCCCTGTCGCTGTCGGTCGAGTTCCTGGGCCTCGCGACCGAGGACGACGGCGACCAGACGCGCCTATGCAACTTGATCTTCGCTGACGCGCCGAGCCCGGCCGACGAGGCCGCCGTCGACGCGGTCGTCGCCGCGCACAACTCGCCGCTCGACCAGGCCAAGAAAGCGAAGATCGCCGCGATCGACGCGCGCACGCGGCAGCTCATCGACGCCGGGTTCGAGTTCCCGCCGGGCTCTGGCGTCGTGTTCTCGCTCTCGCTCAACTCACAGCTCACGCTGCTGGGGCTCGGCACGGCGAAGGACGACCCGGCGTTCACGTACCCGGTCGACTGGAACTCCAAGAACGACAAGGCCAAGCAGACGATCCCGGACGCGGCGACCGCGGGGCAGTTCTTCTTGACGGCGCTCGGGACGGTCCGCGCGCACCTCGACGCCGGAACGGCGCTCAAGGACGCGGTGCGCGCCGCCGCGACGGTGGGCGCCGTCGACGCGGTGGTGGACCCGCGGTAGGACCCGATGCGGCGCGCCACGGTAGCCGTCCTCGTGGTGGGCACGCTGGCGGTCGTCGCCTACGACGTCGTCGCCGCCATCGTCGGCGGCACCGACGCGACGATCTCGGGCGTCGTCCGGGACGCCGCCGGAGTCTTCCCGCCGCTCGCGTTCGCGTTCGGCGTGCTGGGCGGACACTTCTTCTGGAACGGCCGCGAGGTCGTCCGGCCGCGGTGGATGGCCGTCCTGATCCTCGCCGCGTCCGCCGCGGCGCTCGCGGCGCTGTCGGTCGCGTTCTACCGGGGCGACCCGGCCTGGGCACCGCTAGCATGCCTAGGCGGCGGGATCGGGGCCGGCCGGCTGCTCTGGCCCTTGGAGGTGCCGCGCCGGCCGTGATACGGTGGGCGCAAGCAGGAGGCGCGCATGGCTGACTTCGGGACGCGACGGGACATGACGGCGGCGACGGCCTTCACCCACGCCGACGCGCTGTTCGAGTTCGGCTTCACGTCCGACGCCCAGCGTATCGTCAACGAGTCGGCGATCGACATGGAGCTGAGCTGGGACGGTCAGAACGTGCAGGCCATCATCCCGGCGACGAGCCGCGAGGAGTACACGTTCCACGGCCGAAGCAAGGCGTTCGTTCGGCGCACGGGCGCCGGCGGCGGTCCGCACAACGTCCAGGTCGTCGCCTGGACGCGGTGAATCGATGGCGAACCTGGTGCCCAGCCTGCGCGCGATCTCGGCCTGCGGCCCGTCGGTGGCGTGGGTCAAGAACGTCACCGCCGACCCGCAGGCGGCGTGGAACGCGATCCCCCGCGGCGATTGGTGCTTGACGATCTGCTGGATGCTCCGCGTCGACAACGCGCTAGTCATCCAGGCGGCCGTGGACTGCGGTCGGCTCGCGCTGCCGAGCATCCCCGAGCCGGCGCGCGGCGAGCGCGCCCTCGACCTGGACGCCGCCGAGTTGATCCAGAACCCGACGCTCGACGACGTCAAGCGGACGATCGAGCTGGTCGGCGCGTGCGCGTGCGGCGGCGACGTGGGCTTGCACGCGGTCGTCGCGCGCGCTGGTAGGGAACCGCCGGCCGCGCTACTCCAGCAGATGGCCGACGCGGTGCGCGCGCGGATCCCATACGCGACCGTCGCCGCCCGGTTCGTGAACGACGGCCAGGGCAACCTGTCGCCGCTCGAGCCGGTGCCGACGTGAGGCTACCACTTAACGGCGATCGGCAAGTCGATCGGCGAGTCGGGTTCCTCATGGTCGATCGCACCGACGGGGCGACGCCCGAGACCGGGCTCGTCTTCGCCGGCGCCGAGATCCAGCTCTCGGTCAACGGCAACCCGTTCGTCAACTTCGCCGGCGTCGTGACCGAGTTGGGCGGCGGGGCGTACATCTACACCTTCGACCCGACCGAGCTGACGACTCTTGGTCGGCTCACCCTCAAGATCGACGACCCGGCCGCGCGCGTCGTCCTGCTCGATTTCCAGGTCGTGACCGCGGGGGCGTTCTACGCGGACCTCTACCGCGGACGGCTCTACTGGTCGGAGGGGTCGGGGCCCGGCGACGTCCCCGGCGAGAACGGGACCATCGACAACCCGGTCGGCGACCTAGCGAGCGTGGTCTCGCTGGCCGAGAAGCTGGGGATCCGGCACGTCGTCGCGAGCGGCGACCTCGTGTGGGATGCGGACGCCACCGATCTCCTAATCGAGGGCGTCTCCGCTTTGGTGGACGTGGTGAAAATCGACTTCGGCGTCGGCGGGTTCGACGCCAACGACACCGTGTTCGACGGGGTGCAGCTGCTCGGCCAGATCGATTCGGCGCGGTCGCTGTTCCGCCGGTGCACCATCGGAGATGTGACCGACCCGCTGATCCTCAACGCCGCGCTGTTCTTCGAAGACTGCTTCTTCTTCAAGGTGCGCTTCGGCCCCGGGGGGAAGTTCACCGTGGGCGGGGTGATCGGAAGCCGGTGCAAGTCGTTCGCGGCGCACAGCCTCGCCGATCTCTCCGGTCCAGGCCAGGCCACCTTCGACTTCGACGGAAACCCGGGGATCGTGCTGCTGTGGGAGTACTCGGGCCTGGCTAACTTCAGCAACGTGGACGTGGGCACGACGTTCGCGGCCGCCGAGATCATGTTCGCTAGCGGGCAGTTCGCCGCGGACGCTACCTGCGTGAGTGGCAGGGTTCTGCTTAGCGGCGTCGGCCAGACCATCTTCGACGAGAGCGCGCTCGACATCAACGACTCGGGGCTCATCGACGAGGCGGGGCTCGGGCGCTACGTGCTCATCGACCAGCGCGTCTACGAGCAGGACGGCTCTGGGTTCCTCCAGACATCGGCGCGTCGGACCACGTTCTTCTCGCGGGCGGACTTCGCGGCGGCGGTCCCCGACACGGGACCGGGCCCCGGAACCCAGCAGCCGGGCGCCATCAAGACCCAGCGCGTCACTTCGACGCGCAACCCTTCGGCCCAGCAGCAGCCCACGGACTTCAAGGTCGACACCGAGTGAGCGGCGCGCTCGCCACGTCGGGGCACGAGTGCCCGGTCAACGGCGGGGCGCTCGCCACGTCGGGCTTCGAGTGCTACGCCGGCGGTGTTATCATCACGGCCACGGTGGTGGTCGAGCTCCAGGGCGTCGTCGAAGACGGTGGCGAGTCGGGCGCGAACGTCCCCGCGAACCCGCGCCGCGCGCTCCGCGTCAACTACGGCGAGACGGTCACGCTCAGGCTGTCGGTGTTCCACCGTTCGGGCGCGCCGTTCGACCTGACGCAGGGAGCGCCGTCGATCCAGTTCGTCGCGCGCCGCGGGCCCGAGGGCGAGATCGTGATGCGCAGGACGGCGACGCTCGCGCCGTCCGAGGGGAGGAACCGCGCCGACGTCGTGCTGACCGCCGACGACTACCGCCGGCTGCGCGCGGCGGGCGAGCGGCTCGTCTACGACGTGTTCCTGTCCGACGGCGGGATCGGCCGCGCGGCGATCGTCCCGCTGTCGTCCCTCGTCGTCGGCGCTTCCGCGAACCCGCTGCCATGAGGTGTCGATGTCCCCGGAACTCGAGTTCTGGCTCCAGTACGGTGCGCTGGGCGTCCTCGGCGGGATGGGGTGGCTCTTGTTCTGGAAGGAGCGAGCGCGCGCGGCCCGCGCCGAGGAGCGCCTCTTGACCAAGGCCGAGTCCTACGCGGGGAAGATCCACGACCTGACGGTGACGCTGTCGCGCACGGTCGAGACGATCGAGCGCGTAGCGGCGGCGAGGAGGGAACCGTGACCCACGACGACGTCGAGAAGCTGTCCGCCGACCCGGCCGCGCGCGCCGAGCAGATCGCGGCGCGCTCGCGCCCCGACCCCGACGCCCCGCGCGTGTCGCGCAGGACCGAGGCGCTCCTGGCCGGCATCGAGCGGAGGACCGCCGCGAGCTACGCCCGGCTCGAGGAGCTGCAGTACCGGCTCAGCCGGGCGGCCGACGAGCTGGAACACCAGATCGGCATCAACGGCGCCGAGCGCGCCGCGACCACGCACTGAGGAGGCAACCATGACGAGGTCCAGACCCCCGCCCCGGCTGGCAGCGTTCGCCGCGCTGCTCGCCATCGCGCTGCTCGCCCCGACCGATTCCGCTGCGCAGGACGACCCGCCCAGCGCGGAGGTGGCGCCGGCCGAACCGGCGGCCGAACCGAGCGCCGCGCCGGCCACCGCACCCGAGGCGGCGCCGGCGGACGCCGACGCGATCGACTGGAAGGTCGAGGCGGCGCGCGCCAAGGACGAGGCGCTCGCCGCGAAGCGGGCATACGACTCGTACCGCGACGCGACCGACCCGACGGCCAAGCGGCTCGCCATCTTCGCAGGGCTGCTGGCGATCACCAACGTCCTGCTGACCGCCTTCAAGACCGCGGTCAAGCTGACGTCGCGCGGAAAGAAGTACCTGCCCTGGGTCGCCATGGGCGCCGGCGTCGCGACGGGGCTCCTCGCCAAGCTCGCCGCCGGGGAACCGACCATGATGGCGATCTTCTACGGCATGGGCCCGCCCGGCTCCGTGCTCGCCCAGGAGCTGCTCGGCTGGTTCAAGAAACCCAAGGACGCCTCGGCGCCGACCTGACGTGCTCGCCGGGGCGCTCCAGAAGCTGGCCGGCGCCGTCGACCGGCAGAAGGACCCCGACACCGGCAAGCCGCGCTCGTGGTGGCGGTGGCTGGTAGTCGGGGTCCTGGTCGTCGTCGGCGTCGGCCTGATCGCCTGGACGTGGCGGCTCGCCGGGCGCGAACGCCGCGAGCTGGCGCGGCTGCGCCACGAAAAGACGCGGCTCGAAGTCGAGAAGGCCAACGCGGCGGCGGCGGCGGAGGCCGCGCGCGAGTTCGAGAAGGTCGTGTCCGCCAAGGCGCGCGTGCGCGGCTCGGAGGAGCGCGTCGCCAAGATCGACGCCGAGATCGCCGCGCTGGAGGTCCGTCATGCCGAGGCGCTGGACGCCATCTCTCGCATCCGCCTGTCTGATCTTCCTCGCGGCGAGTAGCGTCGCCGCCGACCCCGTCCGGCCGACGACGCTGCCCGAATGCGCCGTCTACCGGCTCGCCGACGGCCGCCAGGTCTGCGGCTACGTCGTCGCGCTCGCCGACGGGACCGAGACGCTCGACGAGTGGCGGGCCGTCCTGCGGGCCGACGCCGAGCTGGTCAAGCTCCGGGCGCTGGCCGAGCTCGAGGACCGGCGGCTGGCCGAGGTCGCCGGCCAGGTCGCGGACCTCAAGGGCGCGCTCGACGCCTGCGGGCGCGGCGGCGACGCGATCCGCGACCGGAACGCCGAGCTGACCAAGCAGCTCCTCGAGACGGACCGCGCGCTCCAGGACGAGCGCGTCAAGCCGCGGTGGGGGTCGGCGCTATCGTGGGGCGCGGTGCTCGTCGTCGGCGCGGTCCTCGTCGGCTACGTCGC